TTAGCCAAGAATTGTATTCCTGATTGTGTATCAATAGCATTCATATTGGCAATGTAAGGACCATTATAAACGATTTGTGGTTGATTTTGCCCCATCATTTGATTTGTATTAGTATTAGATACAATTTTTCCTGCTGATTTAGGAATAAACATTTCAGGACCATTCTCACCTACCATTGAAGGTTGTCCTGCATTAATATCATTACCGCCTGCTGATTTAAGCATTGATGGTATATAAAGATTACCTAATGATGAATTTACGCCTACTGTAGAAGCCGCACCACCGCCACCAAATATACTACTTGCCAAACTACTAAAGAATCCACCAATACCACCACCGCCACCGCCAAATATTCCCATGATAGATTTAGCAGCCGCTTGAGCTTGAATGCGAGCCATTTCATGAATTATAGATGAAGCAAATGATCTAAAATTAAGTTTACCTGTTTCAAAAAATGTTGTTAATGTATCCTCTAAACTTTTTGTCATATTAGTAAATGCTTGTGCGCCAATTTCACCAGCTTTTTCAGATTCACGCATATAAACAGCATAAGCATTTTTCCAACCTTCAGCAAAATTAGTTTGAATTTCTTTTTGTTTTTCAGATAAAGCTACTTCGCTATCCAATGCTTCTTTAGCGCCTTGTTTTCTAACATCATAAATTTCTTTAATTTTACTAGCCCTTGCACTTCCTTCAGGAATGCTTTTGAGCTCTTGAGCCATTTCGTTATTAAGTTTAGCTATGTCTTGATCATATTTAAGTTGTAATTCTTTTTGCTTTGTAGTCCATTCATCTGTATTGTAAGCATCTAATTTAATTTGTAATGATCGTTTTTGAAATTCTAATTCTTCTTTAGCTAAAATAAGTCTAGCTTTATATTGAGCATAATAAGCATTTTCTAAATCAAGATTACCTTTTGATAAATCTGCGGCAGTAACATCAACAGTAGAGGTAACAGGTTTTTCTACCTCTGCTCGCATTTCTGCAATTTTTTTAAGAAGGTCTGAAAGACCAGGCGTATCGGTTCCTAATGAACCAATAGCTGACATAAATTTTAATAAAAGACCAGCGCCCGGAAAGAAAGCAATCGTAGCATTTTTAAGAGCTATCATAGCTCCTGTTAATTCCATAATAGCAATAGTAAATGAGCTAATTGCTTTTACTGTGTAAACAGAAAATACTACTTCAATAATATCTTTAAATTGTTGAACACTTACTACTAAACCATCATTACCAACAAACTTTCCTAAAATATCTGCAAATGCAATAGTAAGATTTTGCATAGACACTTTAAGATTATCATCTAATTGTGCCAAACGATTAACTGAATCGCCTGCACTATCATAACCACCTTTTACTTTTTTAAGGTTTTCTAAAAATGCTTCAGGACCAAATGTTTTAGAGCCTTTGCCTAAAAACATTGCTTTTATATTAGCTCTTTCAAAATCGCTATCTAATTTTAATAGGCCTTTAGAAAATACTTCAAGAGCTTGGCTAGGTTGTAATTTAGCAATTTCAGATAAGCTAATGCCCATCTTGTTGAATTTTTCAACAGCATCAATACCTTTGCCTGATTGCATTTCATCAATTTTGCTGAATAAAGTTGCAAGGACTTTACTTGTGTTTTCTGCTGCAACGCCTGAAGCTTCTAACGCTGCTCTGTATTCAAGGACTTTAGCAGTAGATAATCCAAAGCTGTCTGCCATATCTTTAACATCACGAGATAAGCCAATAGCTTTAGCTGTGAGTGCAGCAATGCCTATACCTGCAAGATTGAAATTTGATGTAAAAGAACCGAATGCTCTTTGAACAAGATTAAGTTCTTTACCTAGGTTGTTAAACGCAGTTTGAAGGTCTTTGGCTTGTTTTTTTGCCTTGTCTGTGGCTTTGTCCCAATCGACAGTAATGAGGCCTAATTTGACGCTTAATGAGCCAATGGTTGCCATTATTTTTTACCTTCTGCAATTTTATCTATTTGAGCTTTTAAAGCTTGGCCAAGTCTGCCTTGAATATTTTCAATGTTATCATTTAAAGCTGGTTTCAAAAATGCGTGTTTACGCACTCGTTTATTACCAAACTCTTGAGATACGCCAACAGGTTTGAGGCCTTTCCAACGAGTTTGAAATTTGCCTTTTTTATTTAAAGTTGTATGTAAAAATGAAGTATCACGAATTGGGCTAGATGTAACACGAACCAAGTAGCTTTCACCTTGATAATATTTTGAGCCTCTGTCAAACATTTGAGGCCTGTGAGCTTTCATATAAATATGATCTTTTAAATGGCCATCTTTACTGTCTGCGTCATAAGGTGCATATGAGATAGCATCTTGCAAAACAGGCTCCATAGCATAAAGTAAAACGCTACGCCAAATTCTGTCAGTTTTAGCGCGGCCAATTTCCTCACGCAATTCGTCCATGCGTTCAAAAAGAGCCTCAAAACCTTCAGCTTTAAATTGATAATCCATTATTTTTTAAATCTATCCATTTTAAAATTAGGCGCTTGCGACATAAATAATAACAATGAATTACTTACATCATTATCTTCAACATCAGGGCTTTTTGAATAATCATCAATCCAAGGGAATATTTCATTTGACTTATATGCTCTTTGGTTAGGACTGCGCATATAATTATAGAGAGCGGTTGTAATGGGTGTTAAAGCATTGTAGATAGCTTTATTACCTAACATTCCTTCCGCATACATAACTTGTATCTCCGCAAATAATTCTTCATCTAATGAATTAATGTATTGTTCTGTATGCCCATTAAAAATCATTGCCGCAGTAACTTGCCTACGCAGTGATTTTCTTAATTTTTTTTTACGCTACTATAATCAGGCTTAATAACTTTTTCTATTTCATTGACTATTTGCTTTATTACATCTTCAGGAAATTCTTTTGATATTTCCTCAAAACTTTCAGTAATTGGCTCACCTGTTTCTGAAACCAATAAATGAAAGTATTCTTCTACTTTAATTTCCCACATAATAGATAATGTTGCAACATTTCGTATTGAATTACCATCTACAATAATGTCATTATCTTTAACAATAATAAAATCTTTATCTTTGTTAATTGCTTTTAAAAATTCATCGCCACCTTCATCAATTGATTTTTTTACAGGTTTAGATAATTTTTTATAAAGCGTTTCTACTTTTGTTTCATCTACTGCGACAATGGTTTCATTAATAGATTCCATTTCTTGTTTGAAAGGTATTCTCACTTTCAAATCAAATTCAGCTTCATCTGTTTTAATATGAAGTATTCTTAAATTAACTTTGTCTTTTACAGCGGTATATTTACTACCTAATTTGTCAGCAAAGGCCATACAAACTCCTCTTGTTATTGTGATTTAATTATTTTTTCATATATAGCATTATTAACTTTTTGTGCATAATCTACTACTTCTTGCGGGGACATTGTGTCAGCATGATGTTTAGCAATCTCATGAGCCAAAACAATTCCTGTAATTCGTTGTTCAGAAAAACCGAACCAATTCTTTTGACCTGAATTAGCTCGGTTTACTAAATAATCTAGCATGCCATTGTTGAGTAAATAACTACTTAAATCTTGTTGTGTTTTGACTTGCATTGTTTTGTCCTTTATACAGTATTATTTGACCAACCGTATTGATTGCCTCTTGGATGAACAGTGAATGAACATTTTGCTTCAGCAGTTGGGTTAGTATCTACATCCCATTGACCAACGCGACCATTGAATGCGTATGCAACATAATTACCTTGACCATCAGTAGCAAGAATAACAAAAGTGCGATCAATAGTGCCATTGTAAGCATCTGCTCGCATTTGAAGTAATTGTGTGTCAGCAGGATTCCATGCCGCAGTAATTGTCATTGATGTTGGTGGCGCTTGTGTAGGAATCTTGTCTGATTGACGAGAGCCAGCTACATTGAAATTTGCCATTGCATCATCTTGACCAAAAGCAGGAATAGCTTCTACAGGAACAATATTTGCATCAATAGCAATAGCATCAACATCTGCCCATGTTTCTAATTCAGTATTATCTAATGTTGTTGGATTTGCACCTGATTGTGCGTAAAGAGTTGCGCTAAATCCCGGTAATACTCTATTTGGAAGTGCCATAATTAAATTTCCTTTTTAAAAATAATCAAAAAATCTTATGTTGGAATGTATAAAGTGCAATCCAATGAAATATTATATAGTTTAATTTCGTCATCATAACTTTGAAACCTCATTGCTACATCAGCTTTAGATATTGCAAATCCTGTTGTATCAGGATTACCAAACATGCCTTGATAGCCATGTAACGCTTGTATAATACTATTTGCTACATCATAACAATCTGCCATCTGTTTAGTATATACATTCATTTCAATTAAAGGTGTATCAATCCCTTTGTTATTTTGCGGGATACCTGTGTAAACAGGTTGATGCACATTCGTTAAATGCCATGTTACAAACTTTTCTTGTGTAGCCCAATTTCTATTGAAATTAGAATAAACAGGTATAGGTGATATTATATCACTTAATTGCCATTGTATTGAAGTTGCGTAATCATTAATAACATTTTGTCCCATATTAAACCGCCGTAGCTGGATCGTTTCTATAGCACATTAAAGTTACACTCATTCTATCGTTAGATTCAAGACAATCTGTAATACGCCAATCTTTGCCACGCCAAGTTACAGAGTAAAGATTTTGATTATCTACAACATCTTTCATCCATGGCGTATAGTTAAATTTCATTTGTATCAAATCTTGGTATATTCTGTATCTGTCAGTAATGGCCAATGAATTTTTAACATCAGAAATTAATGGCCTACTTGTAAATTTTTTAGTAATAACAGTTTCATACTCACCATATTGATTGGTTGAGAATGTCAAGTCATTTACATCTACATTTTCAAAGCGGGTTATGGCCATTTACATCACCAATGGTTTGTATGGTCTTAAAAGAGCATCCACCCCATAAGGAATGTTATCTAATCTTCCTGAAGTTGTTTCTGATCTATTGTTATATAAATGTGTCAATAGTAATAATGCAGCTTGTTTAATTACAGGATAAGCAGATAATAAATTAGGATTAACTGTATATTCAATAATAATAGGTGAAGTTACATTAAGATTAATAGCTTGTGGCATACCATTAGGCAATATAACTTTATTG